CGTCGGGCTCTGCCCCGTCTCGACAACGTGGTCGATGATCCCGTGGCCGTACCGAGCCTGCTCATAGTTCAACCGTGCAGCGGTTGCGGCTCGGTCGTAGTCATCGAACGCGTTGTAGTGGCCCTTGATCTTCTCAAGGCGGGCGGGGTCGATCTTGGGCCACAGGTCCTGCGGGACCTGAATAGCGTCACGAACCTCGGCGTCACGGACGAACTGGTTCGGGGCTTGCTTCGCAGCCTGAGTCACCGGGCCATCGCCCATGCTCACGCCCAGCGGACCCCTGCGCTTGCGCGCAATGTAGTTGGTGACGTTCGGCAGGATGTTGCGGCCAGCCGTGTAGACGGCCTCGGCACCGGGGCCGGTGAGCCAGTACATCGGGCCGAAGATGGCCGTGGCACGTGCGCCCTCGTCCATCATCACGCGCATCGGCCAACCGAGGCGGAACAGCTGGACAGGCTTCCAGAAGGCGTTGAACTTCTCGCCCCACGCCTGCGCACTCGCTACCGCGTCGGCGCGGCGACCCTTGAGGAAGCCAGCGTTCAGCTCACGCAGCACGGAGTCGTCGTGCTTGAACTCGTGGTAGAGACGACGGACGTCGAGAGGGTTGTAGTAGTTCGGGGTCTGGGTGATGTCCTCGGGAGCCACCCGCGGCTCAAGCGCCGCGTTGGGCACGTCGAACTCCTGCACGTGGCGACCGTTCATCAGCCGCAGGCGAGCGGTGTCGCTCACCGGGTCACGCGAGAGCAGCTGCAGCGTGGCGTCCGTGCCAGAGGCAGCCCGCTGCGCCACTGTGGGCGCGGACCGGTAGACAGCACCGTCGCCGCTGAGGATGCCCTGAATGGCCGCGTTGCGCTCGGTGTGAATCTTGTTGATTACCGTGCGGGCAAAGTCCGGCTCGATGCCGAACCGCTGCGACAGGCCCGCGATCAGATGCTCGTCCTCAAGGTCGTGGAGGACCTTGTAGCGGTCGTAGGCCGAGTTGGCCTTGACGTACCGCGTGAGCGCATCGTCACGCGCACCCTCGGGCGCGTAGCCGAACAGATGCTCGTACTGGTCAAACTGCCGGTTGATCGACATGAGGCCGGAGTCGAGGTTGTGAATCTCGACCGTGTTGGCGCGCTTGAGGAACAGCGGCTTGGTGATCCGCTGGAAGGAGTGGGCGTAGCCGAACTGGTTGTCTTGGAAGAGGGCGCGCTGCTCCACAGCGCCGTCGTCAGGACGGTTGCGGACCTGACTCCACCGGGCCCGCGTGGGGCCCTGCACGCGGTGCAGGCCAGCGAACGGCAGACCCTTGGGGCCAGTGGTCAGGTCGAGCCAGTTCTGGTAGCCCTCGTAGCGCGAGAGCGCGTCGGTGGCCTCGGCCAGCTGCCGCTGCTTGTCGGCAAGGGTGGTGTGAACCTCCCAGCGATGGAACATCGGGAGCGCCTTGGATGTGGACGTCCCAGACTCGATGGCGTCAGCCTCACGCAGCAGGTCGTCGGTCTCCTGCTGCAGCACGTCGGCCTTGGTCTTGAGGGCGTCCATCGTGTGCAGGAGCGAGCCCGCCCCGGGGGCGATGCGCTGCAGCTCCTCGGGCGGTACATCCTGCAGCTTGCGCAGCATGGCGTAGGCCTCAGGGTCGCCCATCGTGAGCCGCTTGGTCAGGTCAAAGGCGTCGATCCCGTCGACGGTGTTGTTCGCGGCCCAATGCAGGGCGTAGGCAGCGGCACCGCCGTCCTGAGCGCGGTAGCGCGCCTTGAACATCGGCAGCTGCGCGAACTCCGAGGGAGTCATCTCCTGAGCAGCGCCCTTGATGTGGTCCCACTGGACCTCCATACGACCGGACTGGACCGAGGCGTAAGCCTTGGCCAGCGGGTTACGCACGGTAACCTGCTCGCCCTTGGTGGCCTGTCGGAGCGCGATGGAGTACGAGCTGGTCTCGTCAATCGGGAACTGCAGCGTCTTGAAGCGTGCGGCTGCGCCGACGCCCTTGCCCGCAAGGGCAACCGGGTCAGCAAACCATGACGCACCAAGCTCGGTGCCGAACGAGGTCATCTGGTACCACGGGTTGTCCCGCTTCATGCGGTCCAGCTGCTCGCGGCTGTAGAACGGGTCAAGAGCAAGGTTCACGAGGGCGTTGCCGAGGCTCTCGCCTTGTGCCTCAGTCCATGCCTTGTGCCAGCTGGTACCAGAGCCCCACGTCATCGGGTTGGACCCGAGAACCTCTACGCCGGTAGTCGCGCCACGATAGGCGTACCCAAGTCCCTCGGCAGCCTGCTTCACGCCCGGAGCCCCAAGAGTCTTGGCGATGTCGGCGTGGTTCTGCGCCTTGGTCAGCAGCATCATCTTCGTGTCGTCGTTGAAGGAGTTGAACTCCTCCTCCGTCAACAGACCACCGGCCTTGGTGTAGGCCTTATAGGCGTCCGAAGGAAGGTCGCGATGCTCGCGAGCGGGCTGGGAAATGGCCTGCTTGGCGATAGTCCAAGCGCCCTTGAAGCCGGTCATGAGCTGGTTGCCGAACCCGTGCTTGTTCGTGCCGAGCTCGTCGGCGGTCGCGAAGAAGCCGTTCTGCTGGTAGTTGGTCGCCCGCTCAAACTCCTGATTGTGGTAGCTCTGAGCCTTGAGCGCGGCGGCAGCCGCCTGCGCCTTCTGCTGCGTGGCGGGCAGCACGTCCCGGGCGAACTGCTGGAACTGGCTAGCGTCCTTCCACTGACCCGTACCAAGGTCGTAGGCGAGGCCGTACCTCGGAACAGAGGGCCCATCGGTGGTCGCCATAGAGGCGAGGCCGATGAGCGCTGAAGGACTAGTGCTCAACCAAGTTCCGCTCGAAGTTGGCGCACGAACTGGCGAGTCGCGGGACTAGCGTCCTCCTGCGATGCCAGCAGTACGAGCGTGGGGATGTACGCCTGCAGACGCTTCGCGTCCTGCGGCGACAGGGAAGGCTGCTGGGGTGCCATTGTGGAACCGGCACCGGGACCCATCGGGAGGCCTGCGGTGATCGGCTGGTCGGGCATCTGCGTGGGAGCGCCCATCGGCACGATGTTGGAGAGGTCGGGGCCGGACTGAGGGGCGGCGGCAGCGGCTCCCATCCCGCCCGCAGACGCGGCCATTGGCGCGGCCTGCTGGGCGTTCTTGTACGCCTGCTGCTCGCCGTACTTGGCGTCCGGCAAAGACTGAACGGGCTGACGCCCATCTGTACGCCTCGACAGGGACCCCGGCCCGGAGACAGGAGCGGGGTTGCTGGGACGGCGGTAACCTCCACGTCCGTCACTCATCAGCGTCTCCTGTGATCGTTTCGATTTCGAGCGTGGCGTCCTGACGGAACTGCTCGCGCTGGACGTTGTAGTTCGCATGCGCCGCGGTGAGCGTCGTCAGCGACGTGAACGCATCAGAAACCGCGGCGAAGACTTCATCAAGGAGGTTGAACCCGAGGATCAGAATGTCGATCTTCTGGAACTTCCGAGCCGGGGTGCGGCCCTCAAACTCGTCGTCCATCTGCCCTCCTTGGGTGGTGAGAGGCGGCCCCTGCTGTGTCGGGTTCAGCAGGGACCGCCAAGTCGCTCAGCGGAGCGGGTTCTTCTTCCCGTTGCCAACCGGCTTCGGGGTGCCGTGCGGCGCACGGCTGCCACTCACTCCGGAGTGACCACCCGGGGGATTAACGTGACCCCCAGCCGACGACTTCTTGCCGTCGTAGGGGGAGTGAACGTGCGGTGCCGCTGGGCCCGGACGGTCCCCGAACGGCTGTGCGTTAGGTGCAGCCATGTTCGTTCCTTTCTGTTACGCCGGGATGCGGCGACTTACGTTGGCCTGCAGGTTGGGCTGACCACCACTGGTCAATCCGGCCAAGATCATCTGGATGTCAGGAGCCGCTCCGGCCCCCATGTAGGAGTTGTCGCCAGCCTGCGCCTGCGGTGGGCCACCCTGACCACCGCCCGCGAGGGCCTGTAGCTGGTCGAGCGGCGACTGCTGAGCGGCCTGAGCCTGCTCCTCCGGAGTGGGCGAGAACGCCGCCTCGACAGCCTCAAGAAACGGGGTGCCGTTCTCCCGGGCCCGTGCGATCTGCACGGCCCGCTGCAGGGTCTTGAGCGGGTCGATGCCCTGCTGCCCCATGACGGGAGCGTTGGCCAGCAGGCCGAAGATGCCTTGCTTCATCGCGTCGGTGAGCTGCTCCACGTCGATCCGACGCTGCAGCTGCTCGACGTCGACCTCGAAGGGGAGAAGCCGCTGCATCGTGTCGCGGTCGATCGACTGGTCTGCGCGCAGCTGCAGGAGGAAGACGATGGCCCGGTTCGGGTCCATGCCCGCGGTCATGCCGTAGGTCACCGAGACGGTGTAGTCCCCGGCGATGTCCTTGTTCGGCGTGTAGGTCTCGGAGAACGGTGCGCCCGAGGCGATGCCCGTGACGGTCTTCTTGACCTCCGGCCAGTACAGCTCGTCCATCTCGAACGCCACGCCGATAGCCCGACGCAGCGCGTCGCCCACGATGTCCTGTGCGGTGGCGATCTGCGTGGAGTAGATCTCGGTCAGGGCGTCCACGCCACGACCGGTGATGATCGAAGCGTTCACATCCCCGCGGCGGGCAGCCGGAACACGGCTACCGTCCGCAATCTCCTTGTCAAGAACCTGGGCCTCGATGAGAGAAGATTGGGGCAGTTCGATGGGAACTCGGCGCACCTTGTCTGGCTCATTGGTGCGAATGAGCGCGTCGGCACCGAAACTGATCTGGGTGACATCCTCAGGGACCGCGAGAGGGGCGCGGACTGCCTTGTCGGCGGCTTCAAGCCCGTACACAGCCATACGAGCGCGGGCGAGCCACACCCACATCACATCATCGAACTGCCCGCGGCCCTGCTCATCCCACTTCGGTCGCTCAGCGACGATGACAGGGGGACGGCTCAGACGATGCTGAGCCTGACGGAGCAGGAGCCCGTTCCTCTCGGGGAGGAACAAGACGATCTGGTTCTCGACGTACATCTGGACCACTTCAAGGCGGGTCTCGCCCGACTGGCCCTTGCTGACGCCGAACTGGTCCTGCTCCTGAGGACCGCGGATTTGGGACTCGACCTCGGGGAACTTGGCCGCGAGGGAGTTGATGGTGTCCTGCCACGTCTTGCAGTAGACCTTGACGTTGCCGTAGAAGTCTGTCTCCCAGTACGCCCCGCGGGGGTCGTCAATGCGGAAGCGCGGGCACTGCGTGTCGAAGTCGGGCTCAACGATGATCGGCATGGCCGCGAACGTGAAGAACCAGTCGGCACCGCTGTAAAGCTGCAGCTTGAGCCGGGAATGCTCGACGTAGTAGAGCGCGATCTTCGTCCGCTTGGAGGAGAACTTCTTCGACTTGTCGGTGGTCAGCGACGAGGAGGTGCAGTCGATGGCTGGCATCCGGGCCAGCACTTCGGCAAGGTCCCGGGCCGTGGTGTCGATGATGTTCGCAACGACAGGCTTGGGCCAGTTGCTCGGGAAGACCCCGGGCATGACGGCGTTGACATCGCCGCGGCGAGCGGCGGAAACCTGCGTGTTGCGGTACTGACGATCCTGCTGGGAACCGCTCAGCGAAAGGTAGCGGTTCAAGATGGAGTCAGAGACTCTTGGGCCGGTCAAGCGAGCCTCCTTTGCTCCATGAGATAACGGTCAATGTCGACCACGACGCGTCCGGCTTGGTCGTTCTCCGACAGGTACGGGTTGTCGAGGTAGTTCTGTCGCTTGAGGCCGAGGTCCTTGATCTGCTCACGTGCCGCGGTTTCCGCGAACCACATAGCCATCACCAAGTCCGTCTTCTGGGTCTTGGGATGCTCGGGATACCACGTGATCAGCTGGTCCTTCCACGTGCGATACGCCTCGTTCTGGCCCATCCCGGGGAGGTCGATGATCGCCGTGCCGTCCTGCCACCCGCGGAAGAGCGACTCCATCGAGGCGACTCCCCAGTCGGGGTCGTGCTTGTTCGACCCTTGGGTCGAATGCTCCTTGAGCCGAATGCCTCTCGCAGCCAGATATTGATTAATCTCTCTGTCCTGAGTGAGAAATGCTTGGAAGGCGTTCTTCTCAACCCGCCACTCGTTCAGCGGGTATCGCTCTGACCAATCCTCGATCAACTGGCGCAGACCGGGAGCCCTGACTTGTCGGTTGAACACGTCGATCAGGTATCGCTTACCTGTGCGACGATCCACGGCGTAGCAGAATGCCGCCGTGAAGCCTGCGGAGGTGGCCGGGTCGAGGCCGGCGATGTAGTAGAGGTTGGGCACGTTCGGCAGTTCGCCGCGCATCCTCTTGGACTGGCAGCCGTTGATGGCCTCGGTCGAGAAGGTCATGTCCTCGTGGACCGGCTGCTGCATGTAGACCAGCTGCCACGTGGACGGCTTGATCTTCTTGCGCAGCTTCGCCAGACGCGGGCCGTCCCACTTGGGCCACAGCCCGTCCTCGCGCTGCTTGCCCGGACGCTGCGGGTGCGGGCGGTCGCTGTAGGGCCACAGCGTCTCCCATTTGTCAGGGTCGTCGTCCGCGCCCGAGAGGATCGCGGGCTGGCTCAGGTAGGTCCAGTCCGACTCTTCGCCGTCGTAGTGGTCGGGGTTAAGCAGCTCGG